CGAGGTCGGTAATATCCGCCTCGACATGCGTGTGCGCCGCTGCCGCAAAGGCCGCGGCTTCCTGCCCGTCGAGGAGGTCTGCGTCCAGCCCGCTGCCCGCCCCGTCCGCCGCTAAAACATCCGCGAACGTGAAGTGGGCGAGGTCGCTGATCTGCGACTCGGTGATCGACAGCGCCGCCTGATGCTGCGTGACGTTCGACGCCTGCACACGGGCGTCCGCCAACACCCCCGCGTCCAGTTCACTGGCGTCGGCCGAGGCCAGATCCGCCAGCGTAGCCAGCGCGATGCGCGCATCTGTACGAGCGTTCGTATAGTAGAGGTTTGTGCCCTCTGAGAGGTCAGAAGTGCTCCTCATACCGAGCCACGTGAGCGCGCGTGCATCCGTGTGGTACTGCGTATGGTCGTCGTCCGTCAGCCCGGCGAGCGAGCCGTGGTCGCCGCCGCCGGCCTCGATCAGCGTCTCGTTCAGAGAGGCGTTGAGGTCCCGGATGGCGCGCTCGATGTCACGGCGCGTAGCGGCCTGATCCTCGGCGCTGTAGCGCTCGGGCGGCCCCGGCAATCGTATGGCGATCGCGCGTTCACTCATCGGTCAAGGCACCCTACGGGGTTAGTGTCGTTCACCTGCGCCACGGCGATACAGCGCACGACCTTCAGGTCGTGCGACATGGTGTTGAGCCGCTGCGTGTTCGCGTCGATCTCGATCTTGAGGTCCGCCTTCACCTGAGCGGAGGTGTCCTCGATGTCGTCGAACCGCGCTTCGAGGCTCTGCGTCCAGCCGAATAGTGCCAGTGAGAGCGCGACCACGATACTGCCGACCGACTTCCAGTTGATGCCTAGCCACTTGAGCAGGCTCATTTAGAACACCCTCCCCGGCCGCTTCGACAGCGTGCCGGAGTAGAGGGCGCGCTGCGTCGACGACTCAAGCTCGTTCAGCCGGATCTCGCGCTCGTCCCGCCATACCTGAATCCGGGGGTCCTCCCGGAGATGCGGCGCGCTCTCGACGGCCGCGGAGTACAGGTAGATGTCCGGGTGCGCGAGCAGGAATCTGTTCGTCGTGTTCGACGCCGACAGCGGCACGAGCTTCGACCAGTAGGCCGCCTGCACCGTGTACGTAGCGTCAGGGGCCGGCGCCCACCTCAGACGGTTACCGGCCACGTCGGTAACGACTGCTGCGAACGCCGGCACACCTGTCTGTCCAAACCGCCCGAAGGCCTCGCCCAACTGGTTGAGCGGCACCGTCTCGATCGGCCCGTAGTACGTGCCCCCCGTATGGTCGAGCGACTCAAGACTGTCGTAGTCGCTCGGAAGGTCGGTCTCCGCCGTGGAGACCGAAAGGTCGTCGAGCATCACGAGCAGCTTCGTCCGCTCATCCCGGCGGAGCGACGCTTCCGCCCGCTGGATGAACCCGGGGAGGTTGTCCGTGAGGTCGCTCCGCATGAGCAAGCTCGCAAGCTCGGTCTGCAGGGATGCATAATCGGTGACTAGGGCCATGTTATTTGCTCACTTCGAGTCGCCCGGGCCACGCCCGGAAGCACGAGTTGTCGGAGTCGTTCATCCACGCCACGACCAGTTCTTCGAGCTCGTGCTCGGTCCGGGCCCGGCGCCGCATGTCTGTGTAGATCCCGAGCGGAATCTTGCCGGCCAGCGCGCCGAAGTCGCCGGCGCGCTGCCCGTGCATCTGCTTGTTCAGTTCCTTCGTGGCGCCGAGGATCGACCGCACGTCCTGCGCCGTGTGGACCGTTACCGAGCCGTCCGGCTCGTTGTGCCAGCGGCGCCGGATGCCCATGCCCGCGCTGCCCGGGAGCGCGACCGAACTGCGAGACGTGAGGGCCTCGATGGCCTCGGGAGTCTCGTCGACCACCTCGCCATCGGTGCCGTCGTTGATGAGGTCCGCGTACTCGTACCTGTCGAAGCTCATATCCCCACCTCCCAGAATACGCCGACGGAGAGGACGTGCGCCCTCACCTGTCCCTGTGTGTCCGTGCCGACCGAGGGGCCGAGGCCGATCCGGGGGAGGTACCACGGCCGCCCGGAGGGTCTGTCCTCCAGCACAGCGGCCAATGAGTCCCCACGGGCCAGCGCCACGCCGAGCGCGGCGTTCAACCGCGCGGTCGCCGCCACCTGACGGTGGAAGGCGTCTATGGCGTCATCCCGCTCGCCGGTCAGACGGACGATGATCTCGTCCCGCGCCACCTCGCCCGGTGTCTCAGCGGGCGGTAACTCGATGATGAGGGTGTCCGTTACTATGGCCCGGTCCGAAATCCCGGCCACAAGTCTTACATTCTCCCGGGTGAGGGACTCCACCACGGCCCGCTCCCACACCACCTCGGCACGAAGCTGCGCGGCCGTGGCCTGCACCCGCTCGACACGGGCCTCCCATTCGGACTCACGTTCGCCATAGCAGCGCCCGGCGACCAGCAGGGCCACCACGAGGGCCGCCCCGAGCCCGAGGGCCTTGAGGAAGCTCACGACCCCTCCTGCGCATCGCGGCGGTCCGCGGCGGGGTTGTAGGTGGCGCGCTTGCCGACGCCCGCCGCCTCGCCGATACCGGCCGCCAGCGTCACGGCGCTGAGTATGCCCACGAGTTGCGTCGGATCTCGGCCGAGGAACCAGCCGGCGAGTCCGGTGAGCACGACGACCGTGAACAGGGCGCCGTACAACAGCCGCATCTTGCTCGTAAGGTCATTCGGGACTTTCATTCCACGACCTCCAGTTGCGGGGCCTCGGCCTCCTCAGCGGCCTCCTCCAGCATCTGTAAGTGATCGAGCCTGAACTCCCACTGCCCGATGTGCCGGATCTCCTTCGACAGGTCGTGATCGACCATGATCTTGAGGCCGTGCTCGCGGGCCAGTCGGCAGAAGTACACGTCCTCGCCGACGTGGGTGTCAAGATCCCGGTCATACTCGAACAGGAACCACGGGGGCGGGCCGATGCGCGACCAGACCGAACCGTGGATCAGGACCATGCCGAACCCGATCGCCTCGACCTCCTCCAGCCCGGTCGACGCCTCGTCCGTTCCGAGGTAGACGCCCGGGCCCCCCTCAACCGTCCGAATCGTCTTGAGCGCGACGGGGCGCATCGGCTGCTTCCGAGTGACGTAGTTGACGCCCACGATGTCGACCTGTCGGTTCAGGAGGCGCACCAGCGCGTCCCGAGGGAACCGCATGTCTGAGTCGATCCACAGCGAGTAGTCGGCCCGCTGCCGCTCCGCCTGCTCGGCGAGCTCCTGCCGGGCCTTGTGGACGATGCTACCGCTGACGCCGTTCACGAGCAGGGCCTTTATCTGGTCCCCGACGTGGTGCTCCGTGTACGAGATCAACCTCGCCAGATCCACCGCGAAGTCCGAGTGGACGTGATCGGTGCTCGGGAAGTTGATGGCGATAATGATGCCGCTGTCATCGCGTGGCACGATGGGCCTCCTGTTCTAAGAACGAATATCCGAGTTCCTCGATCTCATCCCGGTACCACTCGCCCACGAAGTCACGCAGGTCCGAGTCGTAAAACTCCGAGTAATGCCGGCCGGCGCGCTGCGCGCTGACGTTCCTCTGCGGCAGGGCCACCGGGCGATCGAGCCATGCCGACAGGTCGTCCTCCAGCGTCTCGTGCCGGAGGATTGTGTCGGCGTGCTCCGTGTAGGCGCCCCACATCCGGTGAGGGTCCGGCCAGAACCAGCTTCGGTGCGTGTCGTCCATCAAGCTCTCGACGAACGCCCGGTCGAACTTCTGCTCTCCCCGGGCGGCGTAGGTGTAGGCCCACCACGAAACGAGCGCGTCCCAATGGTTCCGCACCGTGACGGCCGCCGTCCACCCGCCCGGGCAGCCCGTCAGCCAACGATGGTTCCGGTTCGCCCCTCCACAGAACCCCGGTATGGACTGCTGGCCGGTGAGATGGAGGGGGTAAAACTTCTGGGTCCGCAGGTACTCCCGCGCCGCCGTGCTGCCCGTCTTCGGGGCGACGAGGAAGATCATCTTCCGGCTCACTGATATAAGCATATGGGTGAAGCCGGGAGTTGCACCCGGCTGGCTCTCCGCCGTGTCGGCGGCGCCTCCTACTTCCACCCGTTCAATCAGACGTTGACTAGCAAGACCTGATTGAGTTCGAGAATCACTTCGCTGTTCAACTGATTCAGCGCGACCAGCGACTGGAGGAAAGCCTCCATGTCACCCGCGCCGCTCGCGAGCGCACCGACGGAGAAAACCGTTCCGCCGTCCACACCCTCGGAGAACGCCAGAGCGTTCCCCTGAACCCCGGCAACCCGCGCCGTGACCACGAGAGTCGTGGCCGTATTGGTGGCCGTGAACTCGTCGTTCGCTTCGGTATCGGCGTGGGCCTCACCCACCGCGAACGTACCGTTGATGGCACGCGCGAGGAAATCCAGAGACTCCTCCAGATCCGTTCCGATGTCCACGTCGTTCTCCGCGCCCGGGGACGCCTCGAACTTGTACGTCTTCGCGCCGACGACAACCGTGTCGTTCGACGTGAAGTTGCCGGTCGCGGTCAGCGTTCCCACTGCCCGGACCAACGCTACGTCGTTAGCCATTATGCCCTTCCTTCTTTAGTGATCTTAGTCGTCTTTAGGCGGCAGCGATCAGGGCGATGAGGTCCTCAAGTTCGTTCTGAACCTCCCCATTGACCTGATTCTGCGCGATGATTGAGTCGACCCACGCGTCCAGCGCGTCTTTCTCGGCGGTCTCCATATTGCCGAGTTGCGTCGAGAGCGTAGACCGAACCGTTGCGTCTACAGCCATGATTGGCCTCCGTGTGAGATGGTGGTGGTGGCGTTCACGGTTCATGAACCGTGAACGCCCCCTACCGGACTTAGCTGGTCGAGAGATCGAAGGCGCCGCCGAGGCCGGCCTCGTTCTTGACCTCCAGCGTCCACTCGCCCACCAGCATCCGCTTCTCAGCGTCGCCGGTCTTCGCCAGCTTCACGACTCGCATGTCACGCAGATACTTGATCTGGATCATGTCGAAGTCGAGGAAGTAGGCATCACGCCCGCGCTGCCAGCGCGACGGGATGATCTTGAGCGTGCCGTAATCCGTCACGTACACGTCGACCGCAGCGATCACGGCCGTCGGCGACGGGTCGACATTGCTCATGTCGAAGTTCCGCGACACGACGCCGGTGAAAGTGCTGACCGTGCGCTTGACGAACGGGCCCACGAACAGGTTGCGGATCTTACCGCCGTTGATCCACAGGCTCTCGGCGACATCCTTGAGGATGGTCTCCGTGAACGCCCGCGCCGTACCATCGGTGCGGATCGCACCCGGTACGCCCGACGTATAGACCGGATCGGCCCCGTCGGTGGCGAAGTCCGTATTGGTCTTGAGGAAAGCTCCGAGACCGGCGGAGATTCTCGCCGTCGACGCCGAACCGCCGTCGCCCGCGATGTTCTCCATCGCCATCGCCTCCACGTCGATCTTCAACTCCGAGCCACGCCGCGGAAGCTGATAGGCGAGTTCGGACTTGCGCCCGGCCTTGTCGACTTCCTCGATCGTGTCGGAGAGGATGATCGCCTTGCGGCTGATCTGGAGAATGTTGCCGAGACGCACCGTAGGCGCGATCGAAGAAAAGGCCGTCAGGTCGTCACCCTCGACATGCGCATTGGCAGTGTCGGGGTCGCCGAGCACGTCGGTCTGCCAGTCGTGCTGGCGAGCCTTCGCGCTACCGCGTCCTGCGGCCGAAAGGAACGGCGTCTCCTCGGGGGAGATGTCGTAAATCATGTCCTCCAAGCTCTCCCGCTGCCCCTTGGCGGCGGTGGTCTTGTAGGTGTTGGCAATACCAGCCATTGTGTCACCTCATAGGTTATTTGCCGGGACGGCCTTGCGCCGTCAGTCCAGCAGGTCTGTGTTCAGAAGGACGTCCGACATAGCGTCGAACTTCCCCGTTTCCGCGAGTCGCTTCCGAGCGTTCCGAGCGGGCGCCGAAGCCTTTCGCGCACGCTTGCGACGGGTCGTGGTGGAGCTACCGGGTTTGAGAGAGGCCTTCGAGGCCCTCTTTTTCCGCTTGCCGTCCACTACGTCTTTCCCCTTCGCCTTGAGATCCCTGTACCGCTTCGCATCGCGCACCATGAGGATCATGCGGTGGTCATCCGTCGCCATCGCCTCCTCCGCGGAGAAGCCCATGCCGACCAGATAGTCGACCAACTCTCCGTGTTCCTTCGCGCGCAGTTCCTCGTCCTCAGCCCACTCGGGGGCGGCCTCCAGCAGCCTCTCACCTTCCTTGGCGAGGTGCTCCTGATACGCCTGCTGCATGTCGGCGGCCTGCTTCTCTGCCACCTTCTGCCGCTCCTCGCGGACTGATGCGATCTCCTGCTTCCTGCGCTCGAACTTCGCGTGCTCCGCGGCGAACTTCGCCGGGTTCTCTTTCTCCAGCGCGGCCCAATCGGGCTCTTGCGGGAGGGTCCGGGTCAAGAACTCGTCAACTTCGGCGAGTCGTTGTCCGTAGACCTGACGCTCCTGACGTACGTTCGCGACCTCTGAGTCGAACTCTTTCTTCTCCTCAGCGAGCTTCTGCGAAACGCGCGTGTTGTGGTCTCGGAATGAAAAGCCTGACCGAAGCTCGTCGAGGGTAACCTCTTTCTCCTCACCATCTACCTTGACACTGAACAGCGTGTCGCCGGAGATTTCGGTGGGGTCGACAGGTTCCTCGTCGTCGTCCTCGTCGTACTCCTCGTCCTCGTCCACCTCGCCATCTTCGGGGCCCTCTTCGGGCTCGTCAACTTCGACGAGTTCTCCGTCATCGACCTCTGAATCGGCATCGTCCTGCAAATCGTCATCCCCGTCGGGATCTGCTTCGAGCCGCTTGCCCTCTTTCGCGGGGCGGCCCTCCCTCAGATTCCCTTCCGAGGTGTATACGTCGTGAATCTCCTCGATGTCGTCGGGGAGAAGGTCGAGCAGTCTGCGCTCGGCCCCCCGCGCATCGGTCGCTTTGATCTCGGGGCGTGCCCCGAACGTGTGCATGTCCACCAGTTCAGCCGGCGGCGCTTCCTTCTTGTCCATGAATGATCCTGCCTATTATTGTCCGCCGGGCCGACGCTTGCCGTCAGTAATCCGGTGATGGACGCCAATCAGTCCTGATCGTCCTTCGCTCGGGCGTACTCCAGTTCGCTCACCATGCCACGGAGGTACTCCTCGATGCGGGTCAGTGCTCTGTCCTCGGCGTGCAGCGACTCCCGCTTCTCAGGGGTCTCTGCGCCACGCCACTCCTCTAATATCTCGGCCCGGATCTCTGCCAGTACGTCGGGCAGGATCGAGCGTGTCATCAGTCGTTCGGCCTCCTCGTAGTCGGCCGCCTTCCACTGCTTGAGGAGGCTCATACCGAGCCCCCGGGCGCCGGGGCCCCCGCGGCCTGCTGCGTCGCCTGCTCACGCTGCACGCGCTCCTTCGAGGCGAGCTCCGCCGCCCTGAGGTCGGCGTCCATTCCTTGGCGCCGCGCCTCGGTCTCCGTACGGAGGGCCGCGTCGGTGGCGGCCTGCGAATACTTGGCCCGAAGCTCCTCGCCCTTGAGCGCGAAATCCTGCGCCGCCTTGTCGCGCTCGCGGTCGTCCTTGAGCTTCATCTCCTGTTCCTTCAGCGCCAACTCCATCTGCTTCATCTGCTGATCCAACTGCATCTTCTGCTGTTCGATCTGCGCGAGCATCTGCGCCGGGTCGGTAGGAGGTTGCTCGGACGCGGCCTGATCCATCGCACTCTGATCCTCCGGGGACCACGGCCTCACGAATCGATTTGAGTCCGGGTGGCCGCTCAGTTCCATGATGCGCGCGATGGTCGCCCGCACCTCGACCCACGAAATGATCGGGGAGCTCTGCTCCATCAGGCTCATCTGCAGTTCCAGCACCGAGTTCAGCGTCGCGAGGCGATCCTCCGCCATCCCGCCGCCGAGCGCCACGTTGACCCGCACGTCCATCGTGGGGTCCCAACGGTTCACGTCGGGGGTGATGTACTCGCCGCGGAGGCGTACCGTCCGCTGGCGGGTGTCGTCCTTGTGCTCGATCATCAGGCCGAGCAGGCCCTTGAACAGTTCCCGCACGCCGGTCTCGGCGAAGATGCGGGCGATCAGTTCAAGCTGCTGCTGCGACCCCTCGACGCTCGCGCGGACGCCCTCACGGGTGCTCGACTGGAGGGCTTTCGCCTCCAAGCCGGCCTGCAAGTTCGGCATCCCGACGCTGGTCTCCTTGACCTTGTCGAGGTACTCCAGCACGGGAAGGGCGTCGCCGCCGACCCATCTCCGGTCGAAGGCGTGCATCGCCTGCTCCGGGCTGGAACTGTTGAACCGGACGACCTTCGAGAGCTTCCTCGACATGGCGTCCTTGAGGTTGACGTGCCGCGGGTTGACCATCGTCACCGGGTCGATCGCCTCGGCCAGCGAGTCGAGCATCCCGCGGCTGACGTAGGACGTGATCGCCTGCAACGGCATCGTGCTGTCGGCCTGCCCGAGGCCGACGAAGGCGTGCGCCTCCGGGTCCGGGCACAGGAAGGCGAACGGGATCTCCCGCACGCGCTCGCCCAGCCGGCCCTCATCGTCCTTGTTGACGATCTCGAAGTCCAGCCCGATGCACTGGAACAGGCGGAGTTCGGCGATGCCGTCCCCGTCCACGTCGCACCGCGCGTAGATTTCGCCGAACTGCGTCGGCTGGGTGACCTCGTCCTGCGTGTCGGCCTCGAACAGTGTGGCGCCGCTCCCGCGCCGGCTGCCCGAGAACCCGCTGGACTGACCGCCGCGCCGGGCGTCCTCGATCTCGTTCGCCCGCGACAGTTGCCGGGTCTCTCCGGCGTGCTCCTCCACGATGTCGGGGTCGACGCCCATCGCGATCAGTTCGTCCGCCGGCACGTCCCTGATATGCCCGAGCATGCGCGCGTCGTGCTTGTCGCGCGCTGTGGGGCTCCAGACCATCTCCTCCGGGGGCACCGCCGCGAAGCGTGCGCGCCCGTCCGTGATGCTCTCGGTGACCGTCACCTTGTATATCGGGCGGTTGTCGTCCGTGCGCCCGATCTCTACCGTCTCCGCGGCGTACTCGATGCCCGGGGAGTCCTCCAACTGCATGAGGATCGCCATCAACTGCTCGTCGCCCTCAACGGGCTCGAACACCTCGACCTGCTCGGTGACCGTGCGCTCCCACCACCATTTGACCGTGCCGAGCCGGCGGATGCCGGCGTCCTTGAACCACGAGTGGAACGTGAGGAACCCCGCGTTGTCCTCGCGGATGACGATCTGGTTGATGAACTCGGTCTGCTCCTCGGCGATCGCGACATCTTCCTCGCCGTTCGGCGAGAACTCTACCACGTCCTCCGGCCCGAAGAAGACCCGAAGGAGGGACGGCGCTGTCTGCCGCCAAGCGTTACGGACCACGGGCACGACGATGCTCGAGCGGTCGGCGTCCTCGCCCCCGAACGGCTCGGCGTTGTAGAACCGCGTGGCCTGCTCCAGAAACGGATCGAGCGTGCTCTCGCGGTGGTGCAGCGCCTCTTTCGCCATGCCGGCGACGAGGCCCTGAATCTCCTCCTCGCCGTCGTACCCCGCGTCCTCGGGGGCCGTGCTCCCGAACTCGATCGGGACGCTCTCCCCGTCGAGCGCGTTGTAGCGTTCCTCCGACTGACTCATGGTACTCCTGACACTCTGGCGGGTAGCTCCTCGTTCCAACTCGCCTCACCACCGACAGCGCCGGGGCCTGAGGCGAACGCGAGGTCCTCCGCGAAGGTATGGATGAAAGCGTCCGCGATGTCGGGCGAACGCACTTTGCGCTTCTTCATGTCGTCCTTCGACTCGACCTTGATCTTACCGGACGAGAGGAAGGTGTACCGGGGTTGAATCAGTTCGGCCTTGAGTCCCTCTATGTGGCTCTCCGGGTCGTCGACCACGGGGAGCGACACGTCCTTGCCCTCCAACCACTCGCGGGCCTTCCACCACAGTTCGTCCCGGGACTTGTTGAACCTGTCGTCCGCCGCGGCCGACTCCGAGACGTTGACCCCCCGCACGGGCAGGCCCATCTCCCACAGCCGGTCGACGACGCCCGCGCCGATGCCGTTCACGTCGACGAGGATGGCGCTCGGTCGCTCGCTCGGGCGGGTGTCGTCCCACCTGTGCTTGATGCGGCCCACGGTCGCCATCAGGTCCATCTTCTGCCATACGTCCACGTTCTTCACCTCGCGGCGCGTGCGCTCGACGAGGGCGTTCCGGGCCGTCCCGAACCGCGCTACGTCGATGCCCCACACCCGCGTCGGATCGGGGGCCTCCACGATGTCGCGGTTCTCGGCCGCCTCTACGAGGTACAGCGGGATCACCGTGTCCTCGTCCGACTTCGGGAACGCGCCGAGCACGCGGATGCGGTAAGCGTCGGAATCACGCCCGAACCGGATCGCCTGCTCTTTCTCGTAGGCCTTCGTAGGCCGGGTGCTGATGTACGCGCCCTCGCCCGGCCCCTCGTCCTCCGGCCACATCCCGTGGGACGACGTGACGTGATACCGTTTCCACAGTTCCCGCATGCGCCCGAAGGCGTCCGCGAAGTAGCCCGTCGTTCGCGACGGGTTCGCGATCATCAGCGTCATCACGTTGGGCCCGGACATGGAGCCGGAGCCCGACTCGAAGATCGCCTCGGCCACGCCGGAGGCCTCGTCCACGAGGATCAGGATGTAGCCGTCGTCCCGGTGAATCCCCTGCAGGGCCTCGGGCTGTTCCGCCTTCGCCGTGCGGGCCGAGAAGAACGAGTCTTTCGGCCGCGGGATGAACTCGATACGGTCGGTCTTGACCGTGTAGAGCGCCTGAATCGGCTCGGGGAGCTTCCCGAACCACGTCACCACCTCGGCGTACAGGTTGTCGAACATCTGCGCCCGCGTCGGCGCCGTCGCGACCGTCTTCATCGGGTAGCGGGTCGTCAGCATCAGGAGCACGAGCCACGCCATGACGGCCGTCTTGCCGACCCCGTGGCACGCCCTGATCGCGACGTTCCGCTCGCCGCCCCCGAAGTCCCGGAGGACCTCAAGCTGCCAGTCGTCCGGTTCGGCCCCGAGCACTTCCCTCACGAACAGCACGGGGCCCTCGGCGCCCGACTCGGGCCCGTAGCGTTGCACGAAGGCGTTCAGCCGCCGGGCGGCTACCTCAGCGAATCGCTCGCTCATTCGGGGATGAACTCCATCGTCGCGCCATCCTCTTCGAAGAACTCGGCCCTACAGGAGAAGCATCCGAAAATGAGCGCGTCCGTCCAGACCAGCGCCGCCGACCCGCAGAAGGGGCAGTCGAACAGGTCGTCCTGTTCGTCCGGGGCCTCGTCCCCGCGCCAGTCCATCAGGTCGCCAGCAGTCGCACGGCCTCGATGAACGTCGCGTCCGCGCCACCGATGACGGAGGGCGCGCCGACGCTATGCTGGACGCGCGCCGTGTAGATGTCGCCGGCCGCGGCCGTCGCGTCGAGGTACTCGGCCGCCAGCGTGATGTTGCCGCCGCCCGAGGACACCCCATCGTTCAGGGCCGGCGTCTTGGCCGTCGCGACCGCGCCGCCGTTCTTGTGGAGTTCGAGCGTCCACTGCCGGGAGTTGTCGCTGCCGGAGTGGTAGTTCGCCTCGATCTGCGCCCGGACGCTGTAGACGCCGCCCGCCGCGGCCGGCACCACGAGAGTGGCCCCGTTCGCGAGGTCGCCCTGATCGAACGAGGTCGTGTCGAACGTGACCTGCGTGGAGGTGTCCGCCGGGATCGTCTGGCCGGACGCTCGGTAGCGCCGCGCGTAGAACGAGGACGATACGCCCGCGGCCTCCAGCGCGGCTACCCGCACGGTGAGGGCCGTTACGTCCGTCTCGGCCGCGTCCACCTCGTCCTGAATCCCTTTGAGCACCGCGTCGATGCCCGGAGGTGTCCCGGTCCCGCCGATCACCTCGTTCAGGATCGTACCCCACGCGCCCGCGGACGCGCCGATCAGCGGGAGCTCCCACGTGTAGTTGGTGGTCTCGGCCATCTTATCTCACCCCGTCGTTAGTATTTCGAGCCAGATTTGCGTCGCCACGCACGAGGTGTTGTTCTCGGTGGATTCGAGCAGGATCACCCCGTCGGTCAAGTTCGCCACCGACCATGACCCGCCTGCCGGCGGTCCGCCGATCGCGAACGAGAACTCCCCGAACTCGGACACCCCGCCGATGTGCGCGTACAGTTCCTCCGACAGGATCTCGTCCCCGTCGATCCGTAGTCCTAGGTGGATCGCCTCGTCCGCGTCCGGGTTCACCAGACCCTTCACGATGACTTCCCGAATAGTGCCGGTAATCGCCGGTAGGGTGTAGGTGAACTCCGCCCGGGCCGACGCCAGTTCCGAGTTCAGTACCGTGGAGGTCCGGTCCGGGTCGGTGTCGTCCACGCGCGCGTAGTGGTCGACGCCGCCGTTCGGGAACCACTCGTTCGTCGGGCCGTCCCCGTCCGGGGAGACCGTCCAGATCCGGTGGTCCACGTCGAGGCGCGTGCCGAGCGCCGACTGGATAACGAAGTCGTCGATGACGAAGCCGTCCGGGACGATGTTCGACTCCCGGCCGTACCCGTCCCACGCCTCGCCGCTCCCGAGCGCGCCGCCCGATACGTCTATGACGAGCGTCCCGTCGACCCACACCTTGAGCACGCTGGACGTGCCGTCCGAGAGGGTCCACTGGACCTCGACGTGGTTGTACGTCCCGTCGGTATCCAGATTCGCCGTGCCGGTGGCGATCGTCGTGCCGGCCCCGTCCTCCCCGGTCTTCGCGAGGATCACCCCGGGCGCCGCGTTCGTGCAGTGCAGGGCGAACTGTGTCGTCGACCCGCTCTGAACACGGAAGAAGTCGCCGATCGGTCCGGCGCCGCCCGCGAGCGGCGCACGGATGTAGAAGCTCGCGATCCCGCCCGCCACTCCGGTGCCGAGGAACGTGTGCTCAAGGATCGACTGGCTGAGGGCCGCGTCCTGTTGCGACAGGGCGCCCCCGCCGTACACGCCCGCGTTGTCGTCCCAATCTATGGTCGGGGCGCCGACCAAGCTCGCCACGGTGTAGCGGTCGAAGTCCGCGGAGCTACCCCCGTGGACGTCCAGCCCGGCGCTGTACAGTACCCGTGCGACCGATGCGCGGGGGGACGGGTACCGAACGATCGCGAAAGAGGCCGCTATGACGGTCTCGGTGCCCGGTTGCGACGTGCCGCCCGATGCGCTCGTCAGCAGGACCTCGTAGTAGTCGCCCACGGCGCCCACGTCGAACGTCTCTACCGTGAGAACGACCCGGTTCGGGGCGGTCGTCGGGGCCCACAAGCCTCCACCTCCGATGGGGGTGTTCTCGGACCCGCCCGCGTTCAGCTTCGGCAGCTTCCGCGTCGCGATGGTGTCGGACCCGTTCTTGCGGAGAGAGATCGTCCACCCGTAGGTGTCGTCGCTCCCGGCGTGGGACGGCATCTCTACCGACGCGCGTACGTTGTAGAGCCCGGACAGGTTGAACCGCCCGTCGTTGCCGAAAGGTCCGTCGGACCCGTCGGGGACCGTCAGGCGGGTCGGAAACCCGCTCGGGTCGTAGATGTCGGTCCCGGCCTCCGACAGGTAGCCGGTCGCCGTCGTGAAGTCGATGGCCGTCGCTACGGCGTGCGGGATAGCGGGGTAGTCGCCCGCCATCACCAGAATCCCGTACGCGGGCATGAACTGCCCGCTCTCCAGCGCGGCGGTGCGCGTCGTAAGGTCGGCGACACTGGTCGTCACCGCGGCGGCCGCGTCGTCCTCGACCTTCGCGGCGGCGTCGATCGCCTCCAGAATCACGTCGAGGCCCTCGTCCGGGTTCGCCGTGTCGGACGCATCGCCCCACGTATCCTCATCCCCGTCCTGAGCGGGCAGGTCCCACCCGAAGTTCGTGGTCGGATCGTCGCCGGTATAGGGCATCAGACCGCCATTGGGTGGACGGGCCCGTACATCGAGGCTATACGCTGATTTATGTGCATATCGGCCTCCCGAGGTCCGTGTAATTCGTTCTGTGGGCCCAATTTAGCTATTTCGGCGCAACAGGGGCCCGAAAAATAGGTGGAAAGGTGGTTCCGAGCAATCGGGTACGCCCGGCCTCGCACCCCCGTCGCCCCGGGGCCCCGAAGGGGGGTCTCCGCGACCGAACAGAGCCCGAACACCGACCGAACAGGACCCGAACACGATGTCATGCCGTCGCGCGGTGGCACGGATGTTGCTGTTACCGCAAGGTCCGTGCCGTCGCGCGGTGGCACGGGAAGTGCTGTCACCGCAAGGCCCGTGCCGTGATGGCGGGACCGGGCCACCGGGTCGTGCGGCGGCGCGATGGCCGGGTCATGCACGGACGCCGACATGCACGGACGCCGACATGCACGGACGCCGAGGCTCGAGGGCGTGACTGATTATCATTCGCCCCGTGAATACGGCGACGTGCCCAGCACCTACATCAGGTCCTCGAGCGCCACGTCCTCATCCCGCTCCCCGTCCTCATCCTCGACCGTGACCGCCTCGACCGTGACCTCGACATCCTCACCGTCCACTACCGCAGCGAGTACCTCAGGCCCGACGGGCTCCCCCGCCGCCCTACGTTCCGCCGCTGCCGCGAGCTTACGTTGCATCCTCGGTGTCGCCATATCATCCCCCTCGTCAAGTTCAAGTATCTGTGCCCGACCGTGCGACTGGAGCGCGTTCAAGAACAGGCCGCCGAGATCGGCGACCGCCTGCCCGACGCTGGGCCCGTCGCCGAACGTATCTTTGTCCCGTTTCCCCGCTTCCCAGCGGTACCATTCGCCCCGGTTCCGTACGGCCGACACTTCGGCGGACGTAACGTCCCCGCCCTTCCCGGCGAGGTCCTCATGGCCCTGCCGTCCCTTCTCGACCATCGCCTCGGCGGACACGCGCTGCGCATCCTTGTACGCCGCCATGCGAAGGTCGCCCCCCTCCCGGATCCACGAGTAGATCATCCGGCGCGAGCCGAAGCCTAGGTGCTCGGTGACCCATTGACCGATCTTCTCCAGCGACGCGCCGTCCGCGTAACGGTCGAAGATCACGGCGTCCCCGCCCTGCTCCTCGATCCATCGTGCGAGCTCCCGCTGCTTAGGTCGCCCCGCCATCCGTCCCTCCCGGTATCTTCGGTCGTGACCCGTACCCTCACCCTACGGGGGGTATAGTGTCGCCGCCCTCGACCACCGCCCTCGAGCCACGGCCCCCGACCGGACGTGTCACCGCCCCCTCGACGGGTCGAACGGTACTGATCGGTACAGGTCAGTACAGCATAGGTACTGTACGGCTGGTACAACGGTACACGCCCCTATAGGGTGTACCGATAGTACTGACCCCCGGATGAAGTTTGAACGGTACAGTCCTCACGGCCCGGAAACGGGGTCGCCCGCCGACACCGATTTGACATACCGACGGCGACCGACTATATTAAGTGGGCAGCAGCGAACGAACCTGAACGAGGATAAGACCCATGAAAGCCTTCTTGATCACCGCCGATCGAATCGACACCCACCAGACGCGCCAACTCCGATTCATGGACGCGCCCGAGGGTGGCCACGGTATCACGAAAGCCACCATCAAAACCAAGCTCCCGTTTCGCTTCCGCCTGTACGACGACGACGGCGTGCTGTACTACGAGGGCCGCGCCTCCTGTCACGAGGCCATCGAGGCCGCCCACGATTGGGCGAGGGCGTACGCCGGGTGCACGACCTCCAAGATCTTCGAAGGAAACAAACTCGCGTCCTTCATCGGCTGAGGCTTTCACCCGAGCGGGGGTGGACACGCCGCCCCCGGTTCATCACCGTTCAGACAGAGGATAAGACCATGACGTTCAAAAAACAGCGCCGACTCTCCGGTACCTTCACCCCCCACGGCCGCGACAAGGCCGTCGAGCGCATG